GAAGAGGTTGACAGTCAAGCCTTTTTCCCTTTTACTTATACTTAAATTTAATCGACAACTAGCAACAACTAGTCCCTCGACCCTCTGCGGAGGACAATCCTGTGAAGACGAAAGATGTGAAAGTCACCAAGGTAATCATCACACATTCAATAACTTATAACATAGGAGATCATATATTATGGCTAACGGAGATACCTCCCCCAGTCGTGTAGGTCAGATTAATTCAGCTGGCGATACAGATGCCTTGTTCCTTAAAAAGTTCAGCGGAGAAATTCTGCAAACCTTTGAGGAAAGCAATGTATTCAAGCCCCTACACACAATCAGAACCATTGAGTCTGGTAAATCAGCACAGTTCCCAGTAACCGGAATTGCTTCTGCTGCTTACCACACTCCTGGTGAAAACATTGCTGACGCTGGAAACAGCTACTTGAGCGACATTAAGAAGGCAGAGCAAATCATCACCATCGATAAGATGCTTGTTGCTTCTACTTTCTTGGCTAACATCGACGATGTAAAGAATCACTACGACATTCGCAGCGTATACGCTAACGAGTTGGGTAAAGCTCTTGCAGTTCGTTTCGACACCGCTCTTGCTAAAGTGTTCATCGCTGCTGCTCGTTCATCTGCTGTCATTACTGGCGGTAAAGTTGGTGGACAGCTTGATGTTGCTAACAACGACTTCTCTGCTCCTGATACTCCAGGTACTCCTGCTGCTATCACTGGTGCTGACCTCGTTGCTGCATTCTTCACCGCTGCTCAAAAGCTTGACGAAAACGATGTTCCTAGCGACGGTCGTTTCTGCGTTCTTCGCCCATCCGATTACTACAAGTTAATCACTGGTGCTGACGCTTCCAACAGCTTCTCCCTTACTTCCGCAGTTAACGCTGACATCGGAGGTCAAGGCGGATTGGCTACTGGAATGATCCCACAAATCGCTGGTATCAGCATCTACAAATCCAACCACATTCCATCAACTGATCTTAGTGCTGTTTCTTCTGGAGACGGAGCTTCGAACAATGATGTGTTTGGTGTTAGTGGTATCGGATACAACGGTGACTTCCGCAATAGTGTTGGAATTGTTTCCCACTCTGCTGCTGTCGGAACCGTTAAGTTGCTTGATCTTGCTACCGAATCTGAGTATCAGATCGAGCGTCAAGGTACGCTTTTTGTTGCGAAGTATGCTATGGGTCACGGAGTTCTCCGTCCTGAGTGTGCTATCGAATTAGTAGCATAACCGTTTCTCTCGGTGTTGGGAGGTCTGTGATTCGTTCCGCTCCCTCCATCGGGATTACTTTTTTATAGAGCTATGGCACTTACGACTAAACTAAATGCAGTAAACACGATGATCTCCGTTATTGGAGAAGCACCAGTAAATACATTAGGAGGAACAGCAGTTCCGGTAACAGTCGTACAAGCGGAAGCAGTGCTGGACGAAACCAGTAAAGCCGTACAGTCAGAGGGTTGGCACTTCAATACAGAACATGAATACACTCTTACTCCTGACGCTTCCACATCTAAGATTAACCTACCAAGTAACACACTGAAGGTAGACTTAGACCCACAAATTTATACAGACAGTGATCCAGTACAGCGTGGACTTACTCTATACGATAGAAAGAATCACACGGATGTATGGACCAAAGAGGTTAAAGCCTCTATTACTTTTGAGTTAGCGTTTACAGATATGCCTGAGCAGTTCAGACACTACATCACAGTTAAAGCAGCTCGTATCTTTGCTAACAGATTCTTAGGCAGTAGAGAGATTGAAGGGTTTGCTTTGAGAGATGAGATAGAAGCTAAAGCCCGTGCTATCGATAGTGACTCTGAGAATGCAGACAGAACTATCTTTGACCACTACAGCGTACTAAGAGTATTAGATAGATAAGCGACATGCCTCTGTTAGTAAACAGTGTACCTAACCTAGCACAGGGCGTATCGCAGCAGCCTGACAATCTTCGTTATCCTGGTCAGTGCGACGAACAAATCAATGCTTGGGCTACTGTTGTAGAAGGATTGGTAAAGCGTCCTAATACAAGACACACAAGCAAGCTGTTCACAAGTAAAGTAAGCAACGATGCATTTGTACACTTTATAGATAGAGACGACGATAATCAGTTTGCTGCTGTTATAGATAACAATGATCTATCTTTATTTGATCTGAGTGACGGTACTGAGAAGACAGTTACTATTACAGCTAATGCTCAGACTTATCTTAATAATGTTACTACTCCCCGTACTGATGTTAAAGCTCTGACAGTTGCAGACTATACATTCATTGCTAACAAAGAACAAACGGTATCGTTAGGTAGTACACTTAGTTCCACACTTCCCTACGAAGCTTTAGTATTTGTTAAGCTGGGAGACTACAGTAAAGAATACAGTGTAGAGATAGACGGTCAGAAGTTTATCTATGAGAGTGGAGACGGACAGAACTCCTCTGCTGATTCTACTGGTAATTCAGAAGGTACAGGTAAAGATGCAGATACTGAATACATAGCTGGACAACTAGCACAGACTTTAGGAACGGGCGGGCAAGTAACTTCTGTAACAATAACAAATGGAGGAAGCGGCTATACCACACCACCAACTGTTACATTTAGTAATCCTGCTACAGGTACTGATAATGCTGAAGGATATGCTTTGTTGTCAGGCGGTGTAGTCACGGAGATTGTTGTTACCCACGGAGGTAGGAAGTATACATCAGCACCTACTATTTCATTTAGCACAGGATCAGCAACAGCTACCGCTACAATAGCAGCTACAGGTGTGTCTCAAACAGTGGAAGTACAGAATGCTTGTATCAAGATCACAGGTACATCTGATTTTCAGATTGGAGCTAAGGACGGATTAGCAGACCAAGGACTAGGTTTAGTTTATAAAGAAGTATCTAGTATAACTGACTTACCAGCTAAATCGTTTCATAACTTACGAGTAAAAGTAAAAGGAGATACGGAACTAGTCCAAGATGATTACTATGTTAAATTTAAAACCAAAAATGGTTTATCATTTGACGAAGGCACTTGGGTAGAAGATATAGGATACGGTGTAAAGAGTGAGTTGAACGCTACCACTATGCCTCTACAGCTAGTACCAGATGCTACATTTACCAACTGGACATTAGATGTTACTGATTGGTCAGACCGCTTAGTAGGAGACGATGAAACGAATCCAGCTCCTACATTTGTAGGTAGTAAGATAAACGATATGTTCTTCTTTAAGAATCGTCTGGGTATACTGACGAACGACAGTGTTGTATTCAGTGAAGCAGATGAGTTCTTTAACTTTTGGAGGGCTACTGTACTACAGCTGTTAGACAGTTCTCGGATAGATGTAGGAGTCAGTCACACAAGAGTAGCAGTACTTAAACACGCTGTACCATTCCAAGAGAAGTTATTGTTGTTCTCTGAGAATACACAGTTTGTACTGAGAGGTAGTGACTTGTTAACACCTAAGACAGTAAGTATAACACCAGCTACTGAATACAATTCTACACCAGAGATTCGTCCAATCGTACTGAATAACTATGTATACTTCCCATTTAAACGGAACGGATATGCAGGGGTTACTGAGTACTTCGTAGACAACGACACTAATATCTTTGATGCAGCAGAAGTAACAGCTCAAGTACCTACTTACATACAATCGGATGTTATCGCTATGGCGGGTACTGCTGTTGAGAATGTATTAGCATTAGTAAACAATCAGAACAGAAAAGAGATATTTGTGTACAAGTTCTTTTGGCAAGGCAAAGAGAAGATACAATCAGCCTGGCAGAAGTTCACACTTAGTAGAGATGTTATCGGATTGGACTTTATCGAGTCTAACTTACACTTGGTAACGAACGATACTACATCTACCTACTTAGAAGTATTACCACTAGAGAATGACCTACAGGACACAGGACTTACTTATACTATCTGTTTAGACAGCAGGATAGACGGTAGTGCTTTGACTACTAGCTTTAGTGGAGGTGTTACTACGATCAGCGGTTTTCCTTACGATCCAGTAGATGTTGCGATATTTAGTAAAGCGGGACACAAGTATACCTTCACTCGAACATCAGCTACCGAGGGTACAGTCAGTGGTGATATAACATCCGTTCCATTCTTTGCAGGTATCCCGTACAATATGTTGTACAAGTTCTCTGACCAGACACTGAAGCAACCAACAGAAAGAGGAGGTCGTAGTGCATCTGATTACACCTTCCAAACGATTCGTAGTGGTAGCTTGAACTATGCAAAGACCGGACACTTTGTTGTGGAAGTAACTCCTAAGTTTAGAGATACCTACAGCTACGCATTTAATCCTGATATACTGGGTGCTGACTTAACACTTAACAGTTTCACACCACAAGACGGACACTTCAGATTCCCCGTACAAGGACAACCAAACGATGTAACAATCGAAGTGAAGAGTAGTTCTGCCTTGCCAGTTAAGTTGTTAGCTGCAGAGTTTGAA